TGATATTGTCTGATTTTCTGTTTCTGCGGCTGTGGCTGTGTTAGATATCATTGCCATTGAGCCAATTAATGTTATTGCTGTGATTACTCCACAAAATTTCTTCATAGTTAGTTTACCTCTCTTATTTATTTCTATTAAATTCCATTCCTTCTAAGAATATTAAAAAATCATTAGCACTATTAATCCCAAAATACTGTTCCATAAAATCAGACATTTCTTCACTTGCATTTTCAAAAGCTTCTTCTGCGGCGGCTCTGTATTCACTTATAGAACTAATCTTTCTATAGGCGAGTAAAGACTTACACTTGTCCTTAAAATTACTCTCTATTTCAAGAAAGTAATCACTAACTGAAAAGTAATCACCGCAGTCCTCAACCTGATAATTAATTGAAAAGTTATCCATCATATTTTTCTCCTTTTTTAAATGTCTAAAGCACGATTAACCACGAAACAAAACAAGTTCATAATTTTTCCATTTTGCTTTTCCACATTCTTTAATGTCATCTTCAAGAACCTCTGTGATTGCATTAATATAATCCTGTCTAAGAGATTCCCAACCTGAAGCTGGAACAATAGCTTCTGCAATTTCTCCCATTGGAGTTTTTCCAACAATTGGAACTTCGGTACAATCGTAAGAACTTGAAATAAAGTCTTTAACATCTTCGTCAGTAATCTTATCCTTAACGAAATCTCTTATTGAATTATAGAATTTATCCCTTGTTGTAATTGTTTTTCTGCTTTCATAAGTAGTCATAAATCTTTTCTCCTTCTTAATATTTAACAATAAATTCTTTTACCATTTTATTTCTGAATGAATCCCAGTCATAACGAACGGAAATTTTTCCCTTGCGGTCGGCGGCAAAGTTTACCGCTTTTCTCTCTGAATCAAACACTTTTATTAATGTCATCTTGTCCATAGAAATTTCTCCTTTTTGAAATGAAATGGCTTTTCTTAACTTACTATAATAATTATATCATAGTTTTTCTAAAAAGTAAAATCTTTTTTAGATAATGAATGTGTAGTTTTCAAAATCGAAAGTTGATATCAATTGAGAAGAACTTCTTATATAATATGATTTTTCTACTAAAAACTCATACTTACTAATTAATTCTTCTTTTCGTTTTTCTTTTGGAATGTCTTTTGTTGAACAGTAGTACATTATGAAATGTTCTAAGTCCATAATTCCAAGTATTTCACTTTTATCATTATCAAAAACAAGATACTTCATTTTTTAATTCTCCTCTCTTGCTATTATCCCCACATAGCTAAATAAATAACGATAAGAATCTCTTGTGTATGAAAAATTAACCATACCCTGTGGAGCATTCATTAAACAGTCCTCAATATCATTATAAATTACGTTTCTATTAGAAAGTGATAAATCTTTAAATTCATGATTTATAAATTCTGGTAAACTTACATAGAAATTATCAGATAATTTCTTAGGATTACCAAGCTTATAAACTTCCACTCTAATCATTGCGGCGACCCCTCATATTATCTCAATGCCAACTCGTAAGTCAGCATTTAAAGAAGAATCTCTAAATTCAAAAATCATTGAATCTGTTCTTAGAGCTTCTGAATCAATGAAATTCTGCATATCGTCTTCAATCATTGTGATATAATCATGATACTGTCTTACGAGCAACTCAGTATCAGGTGTAATAGCAACATCAATATTATTATGGATATCAATATCTTCATATTTAACCTCTGGTTTTGCGGCGAGAAAATTTTTAAAAGAGTAAACATAATTTGTAAGTACGTCTCCTAAATTTTCGGTTGTCATATATTCTTTTCCTGTTTCTGGGTCTGAAAATCTAAGCATATTTTCTCCTTTTCTTAACTTACTATAATAATTATAGCATAATTTTTTCTGAAAGTAAAATCTTATGAAGGCTGGAAATCTTCAATCTCTACTTCTGAAATGTCAAATTCAAATCCGCCCATAGAGAAAGAATCTCCGTCTGTTGCGGCAATCTCTTCCATTAATTTATTGATGTCAGTTGAATCAATGACTGTTCCAAAAACGTCTCTGGGTGAAGCTGCAACAATATCAAAAAGCTGCTCTCCAATTAGTTCGTAAAATTTTTTCTTTGCATTTTTTTCGCTTACATAAGCAAATTTTTCAAACGTCGGTCCTTCAACAATAAATACTTTCATTTTACTTTCTCCTTTTAAAATATTTCTTTTTCTTCTACAAAACAAATATCTTGGGAATAAATACCCTCTCCATCTTTATAACGCTGAATCATTTCATCAATAAGCTTTTGATTTTCTGTAAGGTCGATATTACCATTTTCATCAGGTATTCCACCAGAATTAATAATATCAATGCAGGCATTTAATGCCTTTTCCTTAGAATCAACAAGCATGAAATCATTATTAACATCAAAAACAGCATAAACTTTAGTCATAATAGAACTCCTTTTCTTAACTTACTATAATAATTATATCACAAATTGAAGATAAAGTCAAATAATTTTTTTTCTTATTCAAAAACCTCAATAGGTTCTAACATAAATTCTCCATATACGTAATCACTCTTTGCCCAATAGATATTATTACCAAACTGACGAGTAATATCACTTCTTAAAAAAGTATCTGTAAGCATCTGTCTTTCTTCATCTATTTCAAAAAGTTCTTCAGATGCATATTCTTTTACATAATCTTCAAAAAGACTAACTATTGTTTCATAGGCAGCTTTTTTGTTTGCAAAATAGCCATAAACTTCACCATCTATAGAGGAAACTATCCAAAGTTCTCTTTTAATTGTTTTCATAGTTTTCTTCCTTTCTTAACTTACTATAATAATTATATCATAATTCCCTCAAAAAGTAAAATCTTTTTTCTCCTGATTACTGTGAATAGCAATCAAAACCATAACTGTTGCCGCACAAGCACAACCATAAACCATTAAATCTTTCTCATTCTGATGCTTTTCTTCCTGAGCAACTCTAAGTTCTTCTTCTGAAAATTCTTTAACCGTAAAAATTTTTTCTGTACTGGCTGCGGCGGCTTTGCTTTGATAGCATAAAACCAGAATCATCAGCAAAATCAAGCATCCAACTCCTATATTATTAACAATAAAACTTAAAATTTTTCTCATAGTACTCCTTAATTTATAAAAAAGAAGGGCTACATTAAGCCCCTCTTATGCAGACAAACAAATCAAATCATATAAATTCTCATAAGAGTGTATATTAACTACTTGCTCATTAACTACAATATCGCTATCATTAAACAAATCAAAATTACAATTGCAATTTTTACAAAAGAATTTTAAAATGCCTGATGAATCTTTTAAAGAAGAAGCTATTGCCTCTACGGCAACATCAGAAAAGCTGCTTTTCTTGCATTCTGCGGCAATATCCTCTCTACAAAATTTATTAATCTTATTGTAAAAATTATCAAATTCATAACTCTGTTTAGAATACTCATTCATAATCCTGCAAAAATTTTCCTTATCCATAAGCTTTACTCTCCATAGTAATCTCCTACTTCGTACTTGTCGTAAACGTCCTTATCGACAGCGATTGTATATGTTTTGCCTTTATTCTTTACGGTAAAATAATAATTATTACCACTCTGCAATATATGGTCGCCGCTATCCGAATCGTAGACATAAGCTACGACAGGGATAAACAATGACTCCTTTTTGGTTATCCTTCCATCAAAAGTAAACAATTTAAATAGCTGAAATATATAAATAAATAATACCATAAAACTTACAAATATATTAAACCAGTCTATATGTTTTGACTTCCACCAAAGGATAACCTGTATTATTGCACAGAAAAGACAAATAACTGAACCAACTGACAGAATCACTAATGATAACATAAAATTTTCTCCTTAATTATTATCTAATTTTGTTGTTCTTTTTCTTTCTTCTAATCTTTCTACTTAAAAAATTAATCTGCTTTATAAGGTTCTGGCATTTCAGTCCAAGCAATTATTGTTAAGTCAACATCATCTACCATGTGCTGCGACAGAACAATATCGTCAAATTCCCAGCCTTTATCATCGCCTTTATAAGTTGCAAACGTAGGGTCTGGAAGTTCCTTGCACTGAACAATTACCTGTTCTGCTATGTTTGGGATTTCAATTTCTGCGATATGCCATGTTATATTTTTCATTTTATATTTCCTCCTTATTGTAGATAATTTTCTGTTATCATATACGAAAGTTTCCATCAATCAAAAAGAGTGTTAATGAAATTAAAAAGATAATCGTCCGAGTCTTTGTCTAATTTTACTCCTTTCTTATTAATAAATTTTTCAAGTTCTTTTGGGGAAGTATTGCTAAGTTCATCTACTGCTTTTTCTACTTCCTTAGTAATATCTTTGCCATTAAAATAGCATTTAAAAGTTGAAGAATTTTTAGATGATGAATCCTCAGATGATGCGGACTTTCTTGGCTCATTTTTTACTTCTGATTTTGTTTCTGTTTTTGGGCTCGCCGCCGTGTCAAAAGATTTAACAATATTCTGCTCAGATTCCTTAGAACCGATTTTAGAAAGAGAAACAGAATAAATTTCCTTACCTACCGCCTCATTATATTCTTCTATGTATCTTATAAGCTCTTTATAAGCTTCATCAATACAGCATTCAATATTAGTGAGTTCTTCTTCTCTCTCAATCTCTTCGATTTCATGTCTCTGCACGCACTCACTAAGCGAATAAATAGATGGGTGGCTCTTTTTGCAAATTGGGCATTCATAGTTAGTAATTTTTTCCATAGTTAAAATCCTCTCCATTAATCAAAATTATAATCATAATCACTCAAATCGTCTTCTCGCTCTTTCTGTTTGCGGCGACGATAATCGTTCTTATTACCTTGAATTTTAGTGATGGGGTTTGTATTGCCCCAATCTCCTCTTTTCTGTTTATCCATTTCTCGTCTTTTCTTTTTTGAAGCCTTATCATAATTTGGAAGATTTCCATTCTTCCTATTCTTTCGACTCATTGTTCTAATCTCTCCTTTAATTTATTTATTAATAAGCCGCCCACCTATCTTCACGGTAGCCGCCAATATCAATTAAGCATGGTTTACCTTCAAGAGTGTAGCCATAATTACCACGATGTAAATCAACAATTTCATAATCCAAAAGTTCTCCAATTAATTCTTTTGTCTCTATCTGTCCAAAATATCTTACCATATCTTTTACAAAAGCAACAGAAAAGCTATAGAAGTCTGTTTCTTCTCTAATAGAGCTGACTATTTGGTCTGAGACTAAGACTTTTTCTGACAGCGGAGTTGCTATATCAAATTCAGCTTTTTCTTGAACAAAAACTGGTATGCCCTGATACTCCCCGATATAATAGTTTGGAAGAATGAAGTTCTGAAGTGTTTCAGTACTGCTATCATATAAAGCTTTTTCTTCTGCAAAAATATCTTCTTCTTGGTCTAACTGCATTGTAATCTCTTCGTCCTCATAAATATGAGTAATAGGTAATTTAATTACATAGTCCTTATCTCTTGGAATAATCACAAGCTTAGTGCAGCCGCAGCTAATCTTACAGCAATAGGTTTCTTGAATTTCATAGGCTGTAGTCCAGTTAGAATAAATTGGCATTTCATCATCATTGTCATCTAATAATTCCTGTGCTACAAAAATTCCTTCAACATCATCTCCAAGCATTATTTCTAAAATTGCTTTAATTTCTTCTGGATTATATTTTTCATTACTTAATTCCATATATTCTCCATTTCTTAGGCAGACTGAACATCTGCCTTATGTAAAAGTAATAAGTCTTCAATAAATTCTTTTGGATAAATCGACATTCTCTTTGGTGGGAAGTTCGAGTTAAAAGGTGTCATGTGCTCGTAAATTAAGTTAGCTCTATAGATTACGTCTTCCTGACGAGAGAAACGCTCTGCAGTTAAGTATAAGTAAGCAGACACGTTGGCATGATAGTAGTAATGAGCAATTCCTTTGTCATCAAATTCCTTTACCAAGTATTTCCCAATATCATGATAACGTGCGGCGGTCATTAAATTGTTTTTTCTTTTGTCGTAAGAATCTCCCTCCAACCACTCTTTAATTAAGTTAGAAGTCGCCAACATATGTTCAGCAACATCAAGCTTGTGATGAGGGTTATCATGAGGAATTAAATTTAATTCTAAGTAATTTTCTAAAGAATGAAAAGGGCGATTTAATTCGATATTAATTAAGTCAAAGCCCTCTCCTTCAGTCGGCGGCTGAAATTGTTTCAGCATTCTCATAACGACTTCTTTAGAAACTCTTCTTTCTCTCTTCTCCATACGCTCAAAAATTAACTCTAAAGGTGTTGCCATCATAACTCCAACTTTAAAAGTTCCTTTTGGCATTGAGCCCAAGAAAGCCATTCTCTTCTTACGATTTAAATTAGTTGCATCTGCAAAAACATTATATCCCATTTTCAAACCATTGACAACTCGTGTATGGAATTCTTTAAAAACAAGCTCGTTATTAGACTGGTCGCCTGCGTCTCCGAATAATTCCTTACGAATTTCATCAGAAGAAATTACCATTGTTCTATTATAATTTTTGTAGGATTCTGCGAGTGTTGATTTTCCTGAGTAAGGCAATCCTATCATTAAAAATAATGTAGCCATAAATAAACCTCTCTTTCTCATTTACTATAATAATTATATCATAATCCGAGATAAAAGTCAAATATTGTTCAATGCTCAATTGCATATAATTCTGCTAATTTTTTATTAGATAGTGAAGTCATATACTCATAAGCTTTATTATCATATGCTTTAAACATTAAAAACTGCTTATGAGGTGCATAGGAATTGAGCACTTTTTCTGCATAATCTTTTCTATCAGGATAGTTTTCTTTCAAGTCTATCATATCAAGAGATAAAGCATAAGACATTGATGCCTGCTTCCAAAATAGAATTCTATTAACAAAGTCTTTTTTCTCTGGGAAATAGGCTAAATATTCGTCCATCTCACCCATATCAACTAAGTTAAGAGCTGCCTCTACAGTTAAATTTCCATTATTATGTAGTTTATGAAGCTTTAACCACTTTAAGTTCTTAACCTTAACTCTATTATTATAATTATCCTGAAGCACAACGCCCTCAAATTCTTTTCCATCAAAAGTAGAAACATAGTTAATAATCTGCTCATAAGAAGAAACTTCAATGCGGCGAGGTCTTAACCAGTCAGTTTTAACGTCAACTTCTTTATAGGTATTATTATCTCTTGCCATTAAGAAATAAAGCTTGGTATCCTCATAATTAACAACGTGCTGATATTCTGGAGATACTAACTCAAAAACATAAGTGTTCTGCGGCGAAAGCTGAGAAGGAGTAATCCCCTGAGATTTCATTGCTTCAATAGCTAAATCTCCAAAAGTTCTTTCTGAATTTCCAAGTGGAGCGTCATTAGCATCAAAAGTATTGCGAGTTGAAATATACCAGTTTCCTTTATAATAATAAAGCATTATAACTGACCCATCTATTTTCTCTGTTGCAAAAACTTTCTTCATGTTTAAAGCCGCCGCCCCTTCTTCAACATAGTTATAGAAGCGATAAAAGCCATAACGAATTACATTAATCTTATTTCCAATTTCAAGAATTAAACCCCTTGCTTCGTTAACAATTTCAGAAGGAACAGAATCAACAGTATAATTAAACATAATTAATGAGCCTTTTTCTTTTATAGACAAAGAATACGGCGGCTTCTGTAATTCATTTTTCCAATCCTTATGATTTACTATATACTCAATAAGTTTCATAACTTTTTTTCTCCTCTCTTAACTTACTATAATAATTATATCATAATCCAAGTTAAAAGTCAAATATCGTCCGCCCCATAATCTAAAATAAAAAAAGAGTCAAGAATTTTTAACTCAATTCTTGACTTTTCCTTTCTCAACCTTCAAGGCTTCTAATTTTTCTTTCTAACTTTTTAATAATTCTCGCATTACTAACTGGGTCTTTAGCTCTTAAAATATCAATTCTAATCTGTAAATCCTTAATTGCTCTTTCTTTTTCCATTTGTATTATACCTTCCTTTACTTTAATTTCTAAGTTCCCTATTTTAAAAGGGTTTGGAAACTCATACGGGGAACGAACCCGTGATTCTATCATAAATAATAGCGTCTTAACCACTTGACCAATGAGTCATGAGGCGAAGAAGTTTTTATAGTGCCCTTTCGCCACGACACTAAAAGTTCTAAAGATTAGATAGGGCTTCTGCAGAAGCTAAACCTGAATCTTTAGAGAAAATTATAGTACTATAACCCTGAGCGTCCTCAGTAGTTTCCCTCCGAGTTGAAACTAAACTCACGCATTTGATAACAGAATACGCACTGTAGTACTGTTTTTTATTTTTTTAAGGAACCTGCAAAGGTGAAACCAGCACTAATCACCAAAAAACCAAAAGCTTTGTGTTTTTCTTTGAAGCAAAATAAAAACTTCCTAAATTTTGCCGCCGAACATTTTTAACTTTTATCTACAGGGTAAGGAATTTCTGCGACTCCGACCTAAGTTTGCCATTAGCCAGAATCGAACTGGCACAATAGAAATATTTCCCGTGCTTTCCACTACACTATAATGGCATTTAAACCGTATATTTATTAGTCGCCAACGGTGAGCGAACAATATTTATAACAAACTACTGTTGTTCTATTTATATAAAGAGTAGTTAGTGCAATGGTGTCATGTATATATCTTGGAGGAATACAAATGTAGACTAACAAAGGAATGCGTAATCAAAGGAAATCACACTAACTACTCTTTTTAGCTTAATTAATCCTCATCTTTAAAATGAGAAGTGTTAAAAATTTTAGACTTAATTTTTTCGCCAGTAAACAAAGCTATCAACACATTCGACAAATATTTCATGCCAAATATAATAATCAATGCTTTTGCGGCGAAGTAAAGAAATTCAATCATTATGCTTTCCTCACTTACTATAATAATTATACCATAATTTTGTTATAAAGTAAAGCTTGGCTCTTCTAACGAAGATTCCAAATAACGAATTTCTTCAAGCCCGCTATCTTCAATTGATTCTTTACGAACATTTTCAACTCTGACTCTTGTTCCATTACAGCGGAAAGAATAGTCATTGTTCATCATTCGTATTATTGAACCAACTTTTGGAATTCGTTCATCGCTATTAAGCTTGTAATCGTATGAACGACCTTTAAAGATTTTATTTTTATCTTTGAATTTTACGGAAATAATCATTTTTAAGTCCTTTCTTTTAACTTTCTATAATAATTATATCATAATTTGCTATAGAAGTCAAACAGTTGGATTATTTGATTTATGTTTTTGAAAACTATAAATTGGATATATTAAATCGTCTTCTTTCCAAGACTTACCTCTATTTATATCATCAATTGCATAAACTGATACGCCAAATTGTTCAGCTAATTCTCTTTTTGGAGTGCCTATTATTAACTGTTGTTTAATTTGATGAACCATATCCCAGTTTAATTTAGCCATTCCATCACTTTCTGGGTGATAATTTCGACCTTTCTGTCCACCTTCATCAATGTTATATCCATTTTGAGATACTAAACTTTGATATTGAATTATATATTCTCTTTCTTTTTTATCTAAAGAATCTTTATCACATAATTCGACAATTTCAAATGAGAAATTTTCAACACCATACTTTCTAATATCACAATATAACGGCATTTCACTTCCGCTTTTTGCCATACTTTGGTGTTTAGCAATTCTTTTTTCAATATTAATTGACTGTCCAATATAAACTTTGTGGTTAATATTGTTGACTATTTTGTAAATTCCACATGAGCCGCCTTTCTTATTTTTCTTAGACCTACCTCTGTTATGGCATTCTTTACAATTTTTTTCGGTATGTGTTTAAATCTTTGCGAAAATAAAAATCTTCAATTGGTTTAACTTCTCCACAAATATTACACTTCTATGTTCTCATTATAATTCTCCTTTCAAAAAAGTACTATGGCTGGCAGGAGGAGCTTCGAACTCCTATGGAAGGTCTCCCTTCCGTCTTCGGTTTTAGATGGTGGCTTATGCAGGTACTGCCCCTGCCAAAACTTTTTATAAGCCGACCGAGGACTTTACCAATTCGTCTACCTGCCAATATATTAAGTATACGCTAATTTAATTTAGCTTCTTTCTTTAAGAAAAATTTTTAGTGGCTTGGGATGTATGCTACGCTCACACCATTCAAGATCCAAAGTCTTGCGTTTTACTGACTAAACTAATCCCAAATCTAAAGTAAAGATAAAACTCTTTTTATCTTTACTATAATAATTATATCATATTTTTCTTAAAAAGTAAAGTAGTTTACTTTCCTTCATCTTCAATTATTTTTTCCCAGCAATCATTACAAAGCACACAATTCTCATCATGAGCTTCAAAAACTTTGCCACACTTTTCACAAACCACTTCATATGTTGTTTCTTTTCCCATTTGCTTTCCCTCCTTTAACTTTTCTATAATTATTATACCATAACTTTCTTAAAAAGTAAAGTAGTTTACTTTTAATCTTCTTTCTTAATATAAGTCCAAGCTTTCTTTCCAAGAGCGTGAATGTAGATATGATTGAATTGGAACTTATCTGGTTCATCTTTTACAATTGTAATCTGATGCTTGATTCCTCTGTCATAGTCTTCTTTCATCGACTCAGAAAATTCTTTACCCCTCATTGGAATCCATTTAGAATTGATTACTTTTAATTCTTTCTTAGTTTCACCATTCTCATCTTTAGTTTCAACTTCTTCAAGCTCAGTTATCTTCATCATGAATTTTGATTTTACAACACGAAAAACTTTTTCATCACCCATTTTTATTTCCTCCTTTCTTTAATTTACTATAATTATTATATCATAATTGAGAATAAAAGTAAAGTATTTTAGTCCCAAAGAGATTCATAATATTGCATTGTTAGCTGCTTTGTTTGTCTCCAAAGTTCAAAATCTTTTTCTTTCCAATCAAAATGTTCTTTTGTACAATATAAGTAATAACCATTTATCATCGTGTTCAATATTTTACGCCATTCTATATGGCATTCATTTTGATTTGGGCTTTTATCACTATTTGCCAAAGAGCTTGGACAGCCTTGTCCCACATCTCGCAATTGGACTAAGCGAGGTAAAATAAAAGCAGCAATTGAAGCGTCAAGATTCCAACTATCTTCAAAATAGAAACCATTTTTCTTATAGAATTTTTTAGACTCTTTATAACGCTTTTTATCTTTTTTAGATATGCGGCAAGTCGCTTTCTTTGCGGCTTTACAAGCTTCTTTAAGAGTTATTTCTTTCATTTTAACCCTCCTTTATTATATTATAATTATATCACGATTCCTTAGAAAAGTCAAGTATTTTGATTCCATATTCTTTAGCACAATCATACTCAATTCTACAGCCACGAGAATTATACCATTCCCCTATAAAATAAATAGCATCAGCGGCCGCCAATAAAGAGATGGAACGACCAAGATAGTAAAGCGGTCCAGCATTAGGGTCTACATTTGTGATAAAAGAATTGATTATGCTTATGTCAACTTTTTCTTTTTTGAACTTTTCTCGTAGGAAATTTTCTGTTTCTGCACGTTCTTTAAGGATTTGTTCATCTGTTCTGCCGTTCATTGGCTGACTTATAAAGATTTTCATTTTGGTTTTCCTCCGTTCATTTATAATTTTATTCAAGAAAATCTGGGATTAAAGACTCATGAAATTTAATTCGCTTCTTTAAAGATTCTTCTGTATATTCAAGCTCTACGATACCTATAGTATTACCTGCTATTTCAATCTGATTAGATTTTTTTCTTATTCTATATTGAAAACCACTCGTTTTTAAAAAGTTAAGAAAAGCACTTGTATAATTACTAATACGAATAGTCCTATATTCTAATTTTAGAAGTTTTAAAAACAAAAGTATTCTCTCTGTTTCTTCATATGGAACTGTTCTTTTTGTAAACATACCGCAATCATTCCTTTTCTTTATTTTCTATAATAATTATACCACAATAAATAAAAAAAGTCAAGGGCTAATAAACCCCTGACTTATATCCTCATGACTGAGTTATTGTCTTTTCAGTTGTTTCAACGGTTGTTGATTCCCCAACCTCATCTTCGAGTTCACTTGTAAGTTCTACAAGCTTAGTCTTGATAGCTTCAAGCTCTTTTTTAAGGAGGTCTGTGAGAATTGTTTCGCCGTAAACAGATTCGTCCTCTGATTTAGAGCCATCATCTTCTACTGTAATCACAGAAAAACTTCCAAAATTGTATGTTGAAGCTCCGATTTTCAGTATAGCATCTTTATTTTTATCTTCAAAATCTTCTATCATTTTCTTAATAACAGCAGATTTCTTTGATAACTTGCAAATCTGAGATTCAACAGAATTCTTTTTAATCTTTATTTCTGACTGTGGCGGCACTGGAGGGTATGGATAGCCAAATGGTGGGTATGGATATGGATACTCTGGAGGCTGACAGTTGCAATTTGTTGCTGTTGTTGAACTTGCTGTTGAATCAGTTGATGTAGATGCCTTCTTTGTTGGAGGGCAGCAATAATATCCGCTAAGGTCTGATGGATATACAAGGTCTGCTATAGCCATAACTTAATCATCTCCTTTTAATTATTTTTCTTTATTTTATATAAAATAAAAGCAGGAGAAAATTCTCCTACTTTTTAAGTGAGTTTTATTATGAATTAAGTCTAAAGAAATCTTCCATCTTATCCCATTCTTTATTCAAAATCTTACAAATCTCCAAAGCACTGCTTTTTTCTACAAAAGTCGCAGAGCTATAACCACATTTTCCTTTTAACTTAGCCCCTTTTGAACGCAGATAGCGTAGGTAATCTGGATAGGTTAAGCCTAACAGGCGTGCTTGTAGAACCCAGTAAGAACTTGTATAGCAATAATCTTTATCTTCTCTGAAAGGACTTTCATCAATTCCAATCATATATTCATTGGTATAAGTCTCTTGAGGTATAAATTTCATAGACAAGTCTCCTTTTGAAGTTCTAATAAATCTAATTTTTCTGCTTCTGTTAAATTACAAGCTTTACAAAAACCTATAGCTCCGCCGCCAAGTTCAGTTATAGCGGCTTTAAAACTATCGCAATTACTAATTGATTTTGAAAAGCCAGCAATAGGTGTTGTATTTTCTACATAATCTTCAATAATATATCTTGAAACAGTAGATGGAGAACAACCTATTATCTTCGCTACTTGGCTTTTAACCCCAATTTCCCTATATAATTTATTAATTTGCTCTGCAATTTCAGGGGTAATTTTCATTTAGTTCTCCTTTATAATAGCCCTAATGCTTTAATTTGTTCTACAATTCGGGTTAATACTGTTAAATCTATAGAGTTCCCCATTAAAAATCCAACAGCCCTATAACTCATTTCACTATTCAGTTTAATAGAATCCTCTAAACTCCAGCCCATTATCCTCATCATTTCAATTCCACTTAGCTTGTAAATTCCTGTTTCTCGTGTGTATAAGCCGCCGCTTGAGCCAGCTTTACCTCCTCCATTAGAAGTTAAAGTAATAGCTTGACCAAAAATTGAATAAATTCTGTTGCCCTGTCCTTCTTTGCCTTGAAGATTTCCAATACGGATTGAATTGCCATAGTTAGGTTCTATTTCATGATACAAAGAAGTATCACTATCAACTAATAATTCCGATTGTGGCGGCAAAAGAATATCTTTAACGATAGTTTTACTTGTAAAATTTTGTGGAAAAATTAATCCTCTGTCTCCCAAAACAGAAACCATATAGACCCTATTTCGTATAGATAATCCTCCATAATCACAAGCTCTAACTTTAGTCCAAGAATTAGCATAGCCCAATGATGCTAAAAAAGAAACCCAGTCAGCAAAGTCATTATAAAATTTAGGACTTAGTAAATTAGCAACATTTTCCATTATTAGAATTTTAGGTCTATTAGAGTTTACTAACAATCTCTTAACCTGATAAAGCAGTGAGGAATTTTCTCCTTGAAAACCCCTCTGCTTTCCTGCGATGGATAAATCAGTACAAGGAAATGAATAAGTCCAAACGTCAGAAGTTGGTAAGGATTCTATCTTTGTAATATCTCCAAAATTTTCCGTTTCACGATTTAAAATATTATAGGCTTTAATAGCTCTCTTATCAATTTCACTAATCCCAATTGATTCAACGTCATCATAGACATTCTTAAAAGCTCTTATTTGTGTGCCAATGCCTGAAAAGAGTTCAATAATTTTAATCAATAATTATTTCTCCTATTTACGTAATATTAGCTATGAATACTTACACTATCATCTGTAATAACCCATCTTTCAATTTTACTATAGATGTCCTCTTCTGAATAAACCCAAAGGTCATCAAACTCCAGACTCGCAATCGCACCAACGATTGATTTTCCATTAACTCTATACCCATTTTTCTTAGATACAAGTTCAACTTTTCCTTCAACCGATTCACAAACTTTAACAAAGTCCTTAATATCAGTCATTCCACCAAGCTCAATTCTATTAAACATATATGTTCTCCTCCTTAGAAAAATAAATCAAATAAAAAATTATAAAAGTTATAAAGTAATAAGAATGCTATTACTATAACAATAATCGTCATCATTCTTTTAATCCTCTCTTTCTCATTTACTATAATAATTATATCATAGTTTATAGAAAAAGTAAAATCTTTTTAGCTTAGCCGCCTTGTCGAGAATTATATCCATAGCTTAATGTTCCATAGAAATTAATCCAATATTTTTCTTTTGCGGCTTGCTCACTTCTATCACAAACTTCTATTACTTCAAAAGAAAAATTCTCTATGCCCTCATTAAACATTACATCGTAAATTCTACCATTAATTACATCAAGCCCACAACCTCGTTTAACGTGTTCCTTGAAACGATTTTTGAAGTTAATAGTTCTACCAACATAGGCTTTTTCGTTATTAATATTAGTAATCTTATAAATACCACCTTTATCTTTATTATCTCCTAATACTCTATCAAAAAGCTCTTCAACTTTACTCTTATAGTAAACATCATAGATAACTTTGTATAAGGCTTCTGGCTTAGAAAAATCAAGAGCCAAATCTTTTAATTTCTTAATATCTCGTTTTGCATTTTCAGTAATAGTAATATGGTAAAAATCTCTTTGCTGTCTAATTTCCTCATCTTTTTTAAAGCGAGCAATAACTTCTTTTTGCTGTTGCTGATATTGCCTAAGCTCTTCTTCAAGAGTCGCCCTTTGAGAATTTATTTGCTCGCTGAATTGAAAAAAATCATTTTCTATTTCATCTTTTTTGTCTTTATAATCTTGCTGGATTTTTCCTAATTCTACAGTAGCTGCCGCTTGTTCATCGGCAATTTTCTTAGATAAATCATTATGTCTTTCTTTTGCGGCAGCTTCTTCTAAAGCATTAAGAGCATCTTGCTTTTTCTTATAATGAGTTTCAAGCTCTTCAATAGCTCTATCGTGTTGAAATTGTTTTTCCTCGAAATGCTCTTTAAGATTTTTTTCTTCCTCTTTAATTTCTTTAATATTATTCTAAATTTCTGCAGTAATTTCTTTTTCATAAGAATCTTTTTTCTTAGTCAAGCCTTTAATTACTGCTTCCTATTCATTAGAAAAGTTCTATTTTGTCTTCTTAAAAGGCAATAACAGATAAGCAATTTCTAATAGCCCTGCGCCGCCAATCGCACAAGCAAGACAAATTAATATTAATATAGCTGTGTTCATATAACCTCCTTATTCATCTTTTACTATCTTTCCAGTTTTTTCATTATATCTAAGATGATAAACCGACCAATATTCATTCAGATGTTCTTTTCCATACTCAATAAGCTGTTTTTGGTCTTCGGTTAATTTATTATTATCTTTCTGTATTTTATTAATATAACCACATGAAAACTTCTCATTACAATATCCTGCGTCTTCACATTTCGGCTTAAAAATTCTTTCCTCTTTAATTAAATATTCCCACTCATCTGAATAAATAGAAAGACTCTCCAAAATATCTTTCATAAGCTGACGATATTCCCAATAAGCTCGACTACATAATCTCACTCTACTCATATCTATTAAATTTCTTAGATTAGTTCTATGGACTATTTTCGTTTCCATTCCAAGAGGAAGCATCATGCTAATATCTTCTTTTGGAGTGCCATTTTTCTTTAGTTCCTCAATCCCATAAGCAATAGTATTCATTACATTATTATAAACTGTATTAGCCTCGTTATTGTTTTTAATGGACGGCGGCGTAATAAAACCAAAATTCTCATCAAGAACATAACGTGTTGATTCCTGAAGATAAGTAGGGCTGCCGCCTATGTGTCTTTCAAACTCTCTAATAACTCTTGCTGAATAGCCGCTAATCTCCATATAAATTTGAGCATACTCTAAAACTCGACCATGACCACTTTTTAAGCAATCAAGTCCTCTTTTAAAATTCTTTTCATGAGAAGCAGTATCAGCTGCCCAACATTTTCCTGCCATTTCACCAGCAAGAGTAATTGGTTCATCTGTAGTTTCACTTAAAATTATAACTTTTCCATTCTGATTCCATCTTTTTGCTAACATTATCTTCCTCCCCTCTTATTCAAAATTTTCCATTTCTTCTAATTCTCTCATGCTATTAATTAAGTTAGGTAAAGAATCGTAAGACAAAGGAGCATAACCCCATTTTTTAAGACTAATATTTAAGACCCCATTTTTATAAGGCTCATCAATATTAGAAATACTTTGCGGCACAGCAATAAAAATTTTATCAAGTCCTATATTTTTTATAGCTCTTTGATAATAAATTTTATCATTATAAATTCTGACAGATGTTTCCTCACCATCAATTATTCCCACTACAAAATTATTAAGATTTCCTATAAATTCACAACCAATTCTTTCCCATTTTTTAACAAAATCTTTATCATTATTCATACATTCATAGCTAATTGTTCCATT